TTACCCCAACACGTTATTCATATAGGCTTCAAACCCCGAAATGGAATCTTTATTAATTTTATCGCTGATATGAGAGTAAACGTTAGAAGTGATTTCTATACTCTTATGTCCTAGTCTATCTTGAATGTATTTCATACTTGCACCAGACTCTAATAAAAGAACCGCGTGGGTGTGTCGTAATGAATGTATTTCTAGTCTAGGTAAATTTGCTTTCTTAAGAATGCGTGAGAATGCATTGAACAATGTTGACTTCGGTAAGAACTTTCCATCTACCCTTGAAAAGACTAAGTCTAATTCATGTTCATATGCATCTTGTAAAACAAGCTTATTGGCATTTTGCCACTTTTTATGTGCCAATAGTTCATCAGTCAAATTTTTTGGAATCATGATAGTACGTTTAGAAGTAAATGTTTTTGTATCTCCAAATAATTCTTCTTTTGTTTTAGCTGTAAAATCCAACGTTTTAGAAATAGTAATAGTATGTTCTTTTAAATTTATGTCTTTCCATTGTAAAGCAGCAGCTTCACCTTTACGCATACCAGTATTCAGAAGTGCTTTGAAAAAGATGTAATAAATATAGTTGTATTGATAAGAAGTCTTTAAGAAAAGGGGAATGTCTTCACTTCGCATATATTTTAGCCCTTCTCTTTCTTTATTGTTCTTATTTGAAATAACTACTTCTTCACAAGGATTGCTTTCGATTTTTTTTAAGCTAACAGCCTTTTTCATAGCATTGTTCATTGTGCCGTGGATAATTTGAACAGTTCGCTTACTGTATCCCTGATCAGTTAAGGAATTAATAAATTTTTGATACATCATTGGTTTGAGTTCTTTTAGATTCATGTTTTGAAAGTAGGGGATGAGATGCTTTTCGATGTTACGTTCATGCAAGATAAAAGTGTTTTTCCTTACATTGTCTTGTTTAAATAATATTAACCAGTCTCTAAGGTAGTGTTTTAACGAAGTAGGAGTAATCTCAACTTCTAAACCGTTTAATAATTTTTTCTCTTCTTCAGCCGCCGCAAGTTGTGCTTCTTTTTTCGTCTTGAATCCACGTTTTGATTTTTCTTTGTATTTTTGAGTATAAGGGTCTTTAAATCTTACTCGGAATTCCCAAACATCTCCGAATTTTCTGAAGCTAGCCATTATAATATTCCCTCTTTCCTTATAATTTTAAAGTGGCTAGATTAATCATCTAACCACTTTACGGGAGTCTCTTTATAACCCGAAACTTCAAATTTCATTTCACCATCAACTGTATAAATTTTTTCAACTATAGGTATCTTTGTGATTTCTTCTGGTTTAACGATGGATTTGTTTCGTTTTTCTCGTTCAGCGGTTAAATCGATAATCAAAATGTCTCACCTCCTTTTAGTAAGGCTTATAAAATTCTAATAGTTCAATTGGAATATTATTTTTGTATGCTATACATGCTTTTGTATCACCAGGTTGAATGGTCTTTTTATCAATTAACAAAAGCGCAGCAAACGTGTTTGCTTCTATCTCTAATTTATCAACGGAAAAGAATGTGTTCTTACGCAGAAAAGGTGTGTTTGCATGAGTATGTAGGATTGCATGTCCTAATTCATGCGCACAAACAGTTCTTTGCATGGATGGAGACAAATGATTATTAATAACGATGAAACGATTTCTTTTTTCGTATTTATAAAATCCGTTTATTTCTTCGTGTAAATCCCAGGTTAGTACATTTATCTTTAAACAATCTGCAAGCTCATAGGGGTTATTCGTGTTGTATTTTGTGCAAAGTTGTTGGACTAGATCTCTTATGACGAATTTCAATGTTTTCCCTCCTAAGCTCGCATCAGTTATCGTCGGTATTACGATATTTCTTAGGAACGTATTTTTTATTGATTACTTTGGTTTGTTTCACGATGTATTCCATTGCATCTAATAAAGATTCTATGGCTTCTTCGCTCATAGGCTCACCAGAGAACATTAATCCGTCTTGACCTTGAAGATCTCTTTTTATTTCTTCCATTCTTTTTGCGATATCTTTTTCATCTTTTGAAGTAAGGTTACTTGTTTGAGTGGCTCCCTCTTCAGTGAGCAATAAATTGATATCAATATCTAAAGCGGAAGCGATTGTTCTTAAAGTATCTAAACTGGGATTGTATCTTCCGCTTTCAAGATCACCTAAATACGAGCGTGAAATATTAGCTTTTTCTGCTAGTGCTTTTTGCGTCATTTTCTTTTCTTTTCTATATTTTTTTATGTTTATTGATACGTTCATAAGGCATGGTTCCCTCCTAAAATGTCGGTATTATCGACCTTTATAAAAAAGTTTAATCTAAAAATGACGGAAAAACAATGAAAAATCTATTTACATTATGACGGAAATACCGTACAATGAGTTTTGTAAGGCGGTGATTAATTGATGGAACATCATGAAACACTGGGGATGATAGTCAAAAAAAGTCGTCAAAATAAAAAGTTGCGACAAATTGAAGTATCAAAATCAGCTTCTATATCTAGGAATTACCTTTCCGATATTGAGAATGACAGGTATACCCCTAGTTTAAAAACTTTTATAAGGTTAGCTTCTGTTTTGGAGTTAGACCTTAATTTATTGACAAAAATGACGGAAATACAAGTTAATCGTGATGAGGAGGATTCTAAATGTACGATCAGTTAGCTGTTGTGGACGAGAAGTTTTCATTAAGTGTTGTAAATCAGAGTGGCAAATTATTAGTTGATAGTAGAGAAGTCGCAAATATGATAGGTAAACGTCACACAGATTTATTAAGAAGTATTGAAAATTATATAAAGATTTTAGAAAACGCAAAAATGCGTTCTCAGAATTTTTTTGTAGAGGACAATTATACAACTGAAGGTAATAACAAAGCTTACAAAAAATATCTCTTAACTCGTAAAGGGTGTGACTTGGTAGCGAATAAATTAAACGGTGAAAAGGGAGTACTTTTTACTGCTACATATGTTATGCAATTCGAAGAAATGGAGAAGCGGATACAAGGGGAGCAAGAAATGCTAGGGAACACTTACAGTCAAATCAAATTGCTAGCAACAGGAACACTTGATTTAAATAACAGAGTTACATCCTTAGAAGAAAAAATTGAAACGCAATTAACTATTGATTACGGTCAGCAACGTATTCTAGAAAAAAGTAAAGCCAAAAGAATCTACTTCTTATGGGGAAACGAGCATGTAGATAGAGAAGTACATGATTCTACTCGCAAGCTATTCGGATTACTAGGACGTAATTTGAAAGATGCATTCAATGTGAATAGTTATAGGGACATTTTGAAAAAGGATTTCGAGGAAGCTTTGAACTTTATAAACGGTTGGAGACCAATGGTTTAAAAATAAGGAGGGAATAATCATGTTCAATGTTCAAATAGACGAAAATGTTGTGAAGGAATTATGCGTGGAAGAAATTCAAAAGAGGGTTAAAGAGTACGACGCTGAGTTAGCGTTTTGGGATACTAAGGAGCTTAAAAAACGTGTATGTATGTCATGGAATACAATTCAGGATCAGTTCTTCTTTGACCCACGGTTCCCAAAATTCAAAGTGGGTAAGAAATGGTATTTCCCAGCAAAACAAGTACAAGCATTTTTAGTTGAATGGGCAGAAGAAAGGATGGATTAATGATGTTTACAATTGATTACAACAATGTAAAAGTATCTGATTATCTTAGGCTACTAGCCCATTATAAATTGCCAAATAAAAAGCAGCGTCGATTAATTGAGCATAGGTTTGTATGTCTAAATGCTCTTTTTAAAAAGGTAGGTGAATCTAGTGAGAATTGAAAATTTAGTGTTACCCGAGGATGCTGAGTTAGCGAAATCATTACGTAATAAGAAGGAGAACTACATAAAGAATCAATTTTTGTTAAATCGTATTGCAAGTAAGAAAAATGTAGAGGGGAAAACCAAAGAGTTCTATGAGACTTGTAAAGAGTACGAAGCTTGTGGAGAAAAGGCAAAAGAGTGTGATAAGCAATTAAAGGAATTGATATTTAAAAAGAAAGAAAATGATAGAGTTCAGCATGTTATAGAGCGTATGCGAGAGGTTGGAATTAAAGAGGATGTTATTCAAAAGGTTTTATGTAAATAAAAAGAAACCCACTGCAATGGGTTCCATTTAAAAACAAATTCGAAGTCAGTATATCACATGGGGTGATTACGTGGAAGAGACAATAGAAAATCAATTATTAAAAAAGCAGGTTGAAACGGCTGTAAGTAGCTTGAAACTTATATCTAAGCAGGAAGGAGATAACTGTAGAAAGTTAGATATAGATTATGTAATTACCATATTAACTAATAAACCATATGGCAGTATGCCGTTTTAGGAGGCTATAAAACTATGAAACTGTACGAATTAACAAATAACTTCAATCAATTACAGCAAATGATTGAGGACGGGGCAGATCCAGAAGTAATTAACGATACACATCAATCAATCAGTGAAGCAATTGAAGATAAAGTACAAGGTGCAGCGTTATTGATTCGCAATATTGAAGCGCAAGTTGAAGTGATTAAAGGAGAAGAGAATCGCTTGGCTGAACGCCGTAAGTCTTTTGAGAACAGCTGTAAAAATATTAAGGATTATTTATATCATCAGATGGTTGCTGTGGATAAAAGACGTATTAAAGGTGCATTGATAACAGTAGGTATTCAAAAGAATCCAGCAAGTTTAGATATTGCAGAGGATGCAGTTATTCCACCAGAATACATGATTCCGCAGAATCCTAAGGTAGATAAAAAAGCATTATTACTAGCGATTAAGAATGGTATGAAGTGGGATGGTATTTCATTAAAACAAGGTGAGAGTGTGAGAATACGATGAGTGAAACTAAAAATTACTTTGCAGAATTAGCATCTATTGATGTTAGTAAGCATGTAGAGAAGAAGGGGCGTTTCAGTTATCTGAGTTGGTCATGGGCTGTAGACCAGCTTTTGAAAAAACATCCTGATGCTACATGGCAAGTTGTTAGGTTCGATGGATTACCTTATATGAAAACAGAGGTTGGGTACTTTGTTGAAGTTGAGGTAACGGTAAATAACATCACGCGTTCACAAATTCATCCGGTATTAGATAACTATAATAAGCCAATCGCAAAGCCTACGCCATTCCAAATAAACACGTCGATTCAAAGGTGTCTGGCAAAGGCTATTGCACTACATGGTTTGGGCTTATACATTTATTCGGGCGAAGATATTCCACAAGATGATGAACCAAAACAAGCAGTTAAGCAACTAGATAAGGTTCCACAACAGGAGCAAGTTGGACAAGCAGAGGTTGTAAATGAGCAAAGAATAAAAGCAATTCATGTGCAAATTAGAGAGTTATCGGAAGTATATAACATGTCATTTGAAGAAACGAAAAACACTGTAAAACAGTCATTAGGAATTCAATCTTTCAAAGGAATTACAGTGCAACAAGCATCCTATTTACAAAAAACGATAACATCGTGGTTAAACGAAGCGAAAGAAAAGCAACAGCAAGCACAATAGGCAGGTGACTGAGATGAAAACAGTAGTAAGAGATGGTTCAATGCCAATAGCTTTGAATAGAAATTTAGGCACTAGGTATTTACGTGATAGAAGGTTATCTGAATTACTCAAACGTTGTCGTCGTTTAGAAAATGAAGGATTTGATTATCTATTTCCTATTCGACGAGTATTAGAAACGATTAAACATAGAAATGCTGAAAATCCTCATCTGTTTAAAGGATGCTTTGTGATGGATCGTGACCGTGGATTCTACTATGAGGTTGTTATGAGGAAGGTGAAGGGATGAGTAATTTATTAATTCATGAAGAACCATTACTTGTTCTTCCAGGACTGGCAACGAAAATTGGATTGAATGAAGCTATATTTTTACAACAAATACACTATTGGCTAAGGCGTTCCAAGCATTTTTATGATGGAAGACCGTGGATTTATAACAGCATTCCAAAATGGCAAGAACAGTTTCCTTTTTGGGGAGAATCAACTATCAAAAGAACTATTAAAAACCTTGAAAATATCAATGTATTGGTTATCGGGAACTATAACAAGAAAAAATTTGATAAAACAAAATGGTACTCAATAGATTATACATTTCTCCGTCAGTTAGAATCGACCGACGATGAGGTCAATTTGACCCCACGAGCAGGTCAAGTTGACCCGATGGAAGAGGTCAATTTGAACCGACCAATACCAGAGAATATACAGAGAGTAACAACAGAGACTACAGCAAAAGAATATATAGTCGAGATAGTAAACTATCTCAACGACGTGTGTGGTAGTAGTTACCGTTTAACATCTAAGAAAACACAAACATTAATTAAAACTAGATTAATAGAAGGATTCACTGTGGATAACTTTAAAACTGTGATTGATACAAAGGCTAGAGAATGGTTAAGAACGGAACAAGCGAAGTATTTAAGACCAGAAACGTTATTCGGCACAAAGTTTGAAGGTTATTTACAACAAGGAAAGGTGGAAGGAAAACATGGCTCTAATAAAGGTAACAGATATAGCAAAGACCCTTTCGAAGAAGATGATCTTCCTTTCTGATACATGTGAGGTTTGCAAAAAAGAACGTAAACGTACTGTTAGATTCATGAAGATAAATGGTGAAGTAGTTTGTCCGGTATGTAAGTTAACAGAAGACAATCAAAAGCTAGAAGCAGAAATGAATGTATTCCGAGATGAGAAAGAAAAGAGAAAACGTAAGAGTATGTTTTACGATAAGAGCTTGATTAAAGATGAAACAATTAAACTTGCTAGATTCTCAAATTTTAAATCTGATTGTGAAGAGGATGAGAAAAATTACACTCTAGCAAAACGAGCACTTGAGGATTATTTAAATGATGTGAGGTTTAATTTAATTCTAGTTGGAAAAGTAGGCGCTGGTAAAAGTCATCTTGCCTATTCAATTGCTCATGAAATGAATGAGGATAGCGCAGGAACTGTTCTTTATGTTTCTGTATCAGAACTATTTGACTATATACGTTCTACATTCAATGGGCAATCTGAGGAATCTGAGCATAGCATTGTTAATTTACTAATTAGTGCAGATTTATTAGTTATTGATGACTTAGGTGCAGAACTAGGAGATATGGATGCTGCGGATCCAAAGGCAACTGCATTCGTGAATCGTGTACTGTTCAAAGTATTTGATGGGAGACAAGGGAAGAAAACAATCATTACAACAAACCTAACAGGTGAAGCTGTTATGAAAGCTTACGACGAGCGCATTACATCTCGTATGTTCAACACATACAGGCATATTGAGTTTAAGTATACAAGGGATAAGCGGAAAAGAAAGTTACCTTTTTAAGATGATGTAAAGGGGAGTTTTTAATGATAGAGACAATAATTGTGAAATGGTATTGCGAACATTGTGATGCACATAATCGCTTAGAAGTGCATCCAAATGGAGGATTTATGGATAAGGATTTTCATGCGTTATGCCGCAAATGTGAAGAATCTAGTTCAATGGTATTATCAGCTACTCTTTTAGAGAAACAAAATAGGGATAAGCTTTTATGACCATTACTGTAATTCGTCCTGATGTCCATATTTCAAGCGTTAGTAGTTGGGGAATGGTATTTACACCATCTCCGACAAACAACGCTGAATGGACATGTGAGGACTATAAAAATACAACGGGAAAACGGATTGAAGAAATGCTAAAGAAAGCGAAGGGGAAAGAATGAAAACATATAAAGGATTTGAAGCGATTGAAAGAATGAAAACGAATTGGATTAAAGAAAAGAATGATTTTTTTGCACACACATTAAAAAAAGGTAAGCATGAGGTTTTGGGAATTAGTAGTCAGCGTATTGTACCATCTGCAATCGGTATGAATTTCTTTTTTGAAAACGAGTTTGTAGATTATGAGAAGCCATTGAATTTAGAGTACGGTGAAATGTTTGTAATGGAAAGTTCAAATGGGAAATGGTACGGAATTTTAAAAGAAGAGACTCAAACTAAGTATTACTTAATCATGGGGTTAAAAGTAGGGGAATATCGTTTCTATGAAAATGGATGTTCTTTCAAAAGATATCAGGGACGTACATTCCGAAAGGCAACAGATGAAGAGTTAGAAGAATTTGAGCGCTTCATGATGTTTTATAAGAAGGATCGTAAAATGGACGAGTTTAAGTTAGGTGACATTTGTGAACGAAAAGATGTCCTATATAAAGTAGTTGTTCAAACTGAGGATAACAAATTTGAGGGTGTTTTAGGTTGTGTAGCAATTAATGAAAAAGATACTCCAGTAAAATACTTTCCAGTGAAAAGCATGGAATTACAATTTTGTGTCGAGGACATGGTGGGGTAATTTTGCATCAACACATCATAGATCAACTGATTGATAGAGGTATTTATAAATCCAAGGACGGGCTTCGAGATTTATTTCAATGCTCGTTTGAGGAGTTAGTGGAAATGTTGGAGGGAGAAGAGTGAGTTTTAAAAAGGAAATGGCAATCATTTTAGTCAGCTGGCTTTTAATCAGTGTGACTATATTCTTACTAAAATACAAACTTGGAGTGAACTTATAATGATTCAGTTACACACAATTACATCTGAAGAGAAGAAACAAAACTTTGATATTACGGAACTATTTGAAATGCAAAAAGAACTGGATAAACGAATTGGATATAAAGGAAATGACAAAATGGATATGTTGTTTCGTGCATTACTGGTGGAGATCAGTGAAGCATGGAATGAAACTCGAGCGTTTAAGATGTGGAGCACAGGATTTGGAGTTCCAAAGAATGGTCTATTAGAAGAGTTAATTGATGGTCTCCATTTTCTTATGAACATTGTAATTGAATTAGATAAATGTACATGGAGACATGAACTTATTCCGTCGTTCAGCATGCAATCCATTATGAGAAAAGATACAAGCAATGTAAATATGCTGTTCGAATGGTACATGCAAGATGTGTTGACTGCAAAAAGGGCATGGTGCCAGTACAGAGATTTAACTACAACGATGGGACATTTGAGAAGAGCGTTTGGCATTTTCTTTCGTATTTGCTATTTGTATGGATTTAATTATCAGGACGTTATTGATTCGTATAAGGAGAAGAATGCGGAAAATTTCGAGAGACAGGATAATGGGTATTAATTTAATTATAAAAGGAAGTAAATTAAGAAGAACTCGCAAATAAGAGTAAGAGATAATAGGAGGTTATTTTTTGAAACTGCAAGATATAGAAATCAATCCTAGTACCATGAAGTTAGAAATAGATATTATGGAAATACCTAAAAATTGTGTGGTTGTTATATCTGATGGGAAGGCAAAGTTTAGGGAGCTACCACCCTATGGTGAATATAAAATAATTACACATCAAGGAAAAGTAAAAAGAATGAGGAAAGAAGAGGGAGAAGAATTTTAACTTTAAAAAAAAGAGGATTTTATCACTCTTTCTTTAATTTTTTTATAAATAGTATATAATTGAAGAGCTTATATAAAAATAAAGAAAGAGGGATTGGAGATGCAAGAATATACTTTTAGTTCAGAAGTAAATCAAGTAATTGTTGATGGGATATTAAATGGATATAAAAGCTATATCCATGAACGCAATGAAAAACAAAGAACGATGGTGATTAGTGATGCATATGCATGGGTAAAAGGGAATCATATTGATGATCAGACAGCTAGAGAGTGCGCAAATGTGGGGATCGAGTACAGAAAGGCTAGAGCTGGGTATACGTGGGGGTATTTACAATTTACATCTTCTGAAGATAAAAGCATGTTTATTATCAAAAATTCAAAGTATTTCAATGATGAGAATTTTCCAGGTGGTAAGGGGATTGACGGAAATAAAAAGCGTAAGAGAAATGATGAAAATTATTTAAAGAAGTTATCCAGAGTGAACTGGAAAATTAAATTTCCAGAAACTCCTACACTCCTTCCTAAAGAAAAGGGTTCGGTTGAATTCTTAACCCTCTTTGATGATAATACTATGAAATCATTAGAGGATACGGAAGTAAGTAAATTACAGGAAGAATACAATAAATTTTATATTGTAACTTACGAAATTGATGAAGCATTTATGATCTCTAAAATATTTGTTTGGATGCCGAATCCAAATGATGAGAAAGCCTATTTAGTTGAGGATTTAACGGAATTAATTAACAATAGCTCAGTGGACTTTGATGATGTAGATCTAACAGCTCTAGAAAGTGATGAAATGGATTATAACTATGATTCACCTGCAGCTATTGATTTTGATATATTCCATGATGACGAGCTGGACCGTGAGAAAACAGATAATGATGATAGTCAAAGTTAGAAATATATTGTAGGAGGTAGATACAATGTTTGTTGGTACAAATTTGACCAACATTCGAATTCTCCATGGTTATACAAGGAAACAACTTTCCGAAATGTTGGAAATTACAGAACAAGCCGTTTGGCAGTATGAGAACGGGTATATGTCTCCTAAGTTGGAAGTTATTAACGAATTGAAGAGGATTTTCAAGGTGAAAAGCAAGTACTTTTACTCTGAAGATTTTCTTAGTAAAAATGGAAAATCGAATATTCAACAATGTCATATTGCTTATAGAGCTGAAATTATGAATAGTGCTCAAAAAAATCAAAGTGAAGCCAAAACAATTGAGTTTCTTAGTTCCTTTCTAAGTATTATTGAAAAAAAATTGCACTATCCTCCAAATGAAATAGTAGCTCTAAGGGAAAAAGTGATTCAATATCTTACTCGTTCTAATGAGGATAGAAAAGTGCAAATTGAGCGAGTAGCTAGCATGGCTAGAGAGTTTTTAGAGATAGGTAATAAAAGTAATATAAATTTATTATTTTTACTTGAGAAAAAAGGAATGTTTGTTTTTGAAAAGGCAATTGGTGAAAGAATAGATGCTTACAGTTTATGGTCTGAGGATGGACGACCTTTTATTATGTTAGGAAATTTGAAAAAATCTGCGGCTAGAAGAAATTTTGATTTAGCTCACGAATTAGGTCATTTATTATTACACTATAAAGTTGAATTTTCTTCATTAGACAATAAAGCACATAGAGAGCATGAACAAGAAGCGAATTTATTCGCTGGGGCTTTTTTGTTACCTGAAAAAGAGTTTACTGCAGACTTTAATTTGCTTTCTAAGAATTCAGCACCAGATTCTTATATTGATTTAAAAAAGAAATGGATTGTTTCAATTCAAGCACTTGCCTATAGAGCTCATTCACTTGGTTTACTGGACTATCAAAAGTATAGATACTTTAATATCAAATTAAATAAGCAGGGTTATAAGGTTAGAGAACCTCTAGATGATGAAATAAAAATTATGAAGCCTGGAAAAGTGAAAAGTATTTTACAGTTATTATTTGATAGGAATTATTTATCATTGGGCACACTTTTAGATACACTTAAGGTAGATGTGGAATTTTTATCTAACCTTACAGGGATAGAAAAAGAGTTCTTTGAAAAATATCAAAATGACTTAGCGAAAGAATTTACTGTTTCTGATCTTAACTTGAAAATTAATTAAGAGTTCTACCAGCCAACTGGAGGGCACTAAATAAACGTATTAAGCGTTTGTTTGGTGTCTTTTTTATTTCAATGAAAAGGAGAGGAGGGGTTTAAATGGGGAAAAGTCAACGAGATAAGGGTATGAGACGTGAAAGAGAATTTGCTAATTTGATAGGCGGTGCTCGTGTGCCACTCTCTGGTGCAATGGACGGGTACTCAAATGATGTGAAGGGTTTAGGGCTTGAATGGGAAGTAAAAGCGAGGAAAGAAGGATTCAAGACGTTATATAACTGGTTGGAGGATGAACGTGAACAGCCAGATGCACTAGCAATAAAAGCGGATAGAAAACCTTGGTTGGTAGTTATGCCGCTGGATACATTTTTGAAAATGGTGAAGGAGTGAGAGTATGTTGGATATTGCCCTACCTGTTCTTAACAAAGAGCAGACAAAGAAGAATGTGCTTCAAGCTTTGAAAAAGTATCATTTGTTCTTATCAAGTATAGATGAAAGAGATATAGAGCGTGTACAAAATGGTAAGGTGATCGGCATGAGTAAGACAGTTCTAGAACGAATTAACTATATTCAAGAAATACGAAAAGGTGTAGAGAAGTTAAATGTGTGGGATAAACAGCTCATTGGATTAGCTTATCTAGGGAAAGAGAATCCTAGTTGGGTAAAGATGTGTAGAATATTGAATATGTCTCAACCGGATTATTATAGGAAGAGGAATAAGGCTTTATGTGAGCTGGCCTATAAGTTGGGAATTGAGGTAGAAGGATGAGAACCGCTTGATGTAGCGGTTTTTGTTTATTATTTATATAATGTAAATTCTTTCTTAATTTAGTTCCGCATATTAATAAAGAAATAGAATTTTACGAGGGGGAATGAGAAGCAAATGTGGACATTTTTTATTATTGTGGGATTAGGTGCAGCATGTATCATATTATTCTTAATGATGAGCAATCATGATATGAATAAATTAGATGTATTTAAGAAAGAAAACCCTGAGGTGTATGAAAAATATAAGGGTGCTTTCGATTCTCAACCAGGAGATTTTTCAATGGTAAAATTGTCTGTTGAATCGGTTGAATCCCGACTATTACCTGAGGAAACAATTTGTTATTCATTCGCCCAACCAAGGTATCAAAATAAGGACATGAACGTTTATATTTTGACAGACAAACGATACATATATTACGGTATTAGATTAACTAAAAAGGCTTTTAAATCCATCCCTTATAATAAAATAGAGAGTGTTGATGTTAAAGAAAAGGCATTAGTTACAGAATTAGAAGTGAAATCTAAAGAAGAGAAAATTGATGTGTTTTTTGGATCCTATCATAAGAAGTATTTTGATGAGTTCTATATATTTTTAACAGAGAAACAATTAAACTCGGATCTGGGGAGTTAATTGTTAATAAGTCACTAATTGTATATCAAGCAAGAAAGAGACCACATAATTTTGTGGTCTCTTTCTGTTGAGAGTTAGCAATGGATTATCCTTTTTTATTTATTGTTTGTTATATTGATAATAAATCAATGTTTTTAAGGAGCTAATATACTTATGAAACAGGTTGTAGGAGAATGTTTTTCACCAAGTAAACTATACAAAGTGCAAATTATAAAACGAAAAGATGGTTTGTATACAACGGAAGTTTATAGGTGGATGGAGGATTGTGGATATGAGTTTTGGAGTTCTATTAATCAAGGATTTTCTTTGATAGATAGTGAAGATCATGCACAAAAGATAGCTATTGAACAGTTGAGGGTGTATGCTAAAGAAATTTAGTAAAATAAATGAAATTGAACTGTTAGAAAGTCAATATGGGGGAAAATAGAAAAATATGATATAGTTGGATATGTTTGATTAGCTAAGTTGTAGGAGGGTATATTATGAAAATGGTTTTTCCAGAATTTTATAAACGTAATGAAGAAGAATGTAAAGAAATGTTCAAGGATTGTTATTTTATAATTGATACAAATGTTTTGCTTAATTTATATAGGTATTCAGAATCTACTAGAAATGAATTATTAGGGTTATTAGAGAAAATTAAAGATCAGTTATGGATGCCATACCAAGTAGGATTAGAATTCCACTTTAATCGAGTACCTGTAATTTTAGAACAGAAAATGGCTTATGAGAATATTTATAAAAAAATTGATTCGCAAGCTAATGATTTTATTATAAATTTAAAAAAGGGGTTTAATAATAGACACCCAAAAATCCAGATGGATAGTATAGCAAAACAGATAAGAAGTTCGTTTAATTCACTTATTAAAGATTTGAAAAAACATGAAGAAGAGCACCCGAATTTATTAAATAATGATAATATTTTAGCGGAATTGAATCAGATGTATGAAGGGAAAGTAAGTGAGCCCTATTCGAAAACAGAGCTACAACAAATTTATGAAGAGGGGGAAAAACGTTATCAAAAGAACTTCCCACCTGGGTATGAAGATGAGAAGACAAAAAAAGATCGTACTAAAGAATATGATGATATCATTTATAAAGATAAATTTGGTGATTTAGTTGTTTGGAAACAAATTATAGATAAAGCCAAAGAGGAACAAAAAACAATAGTTTTTGTTACGGATGACGTTAAAGAAGATTGGTGGGAAATTAAAAAGGGAAGAACGATAGGTCCACGAATTGAATTGTTAAATGAATTTAAAAAAGAAGCTAATGTTGATTTTTATATGTATAAAACAGATAGTTTTATGAAATATATTAAAGAATATTTACAAGAGAAGGTAAATAAAGAGGCGATAAAGGAGATGGAAGATGTAAGAGAATCCAATCTTTATAATGAAGATATGTATCTAGAGAATTATATTGCTTCTGATGAGTATGGCAGAAGTTTCAACAATCCTGCTGTACGAGCTGAGTATATTAAAAATTACATTAATTCCAATGAGCGTACATATCCTGGGAATTACATTAATTCCAATGAGCGTACATATCCTGGGAATTACATTAATTCCAATAAGCGTACATATCCTGGGAATTATAGTGATTCCAATGAGCGTACATATCCTGGGAATTATAGTGATTCCAATGAGCGTACATATCCTGGGAATTATAGTGATTCTAATGAACGTACATATCCTGGGAACTATAGTGATTTGAACGAACGTATTTATCCAGATGGTGGTATTGAGGTACAAAGGGAATTATCTAAAGGGGACAATTTTGAGTATGTAGCACAAACTAAACTTTTCAAAAGACGAGAATATTTCTTAGAAAATATACGAAACGTACGTTCTGAAATTGACAGAATGTTTGAGAGCATTAGTGCTAATTTAGATGACTGGAATTTAATTAAATATCAACAACTCAAAACAGATTATTTTAGAAATACTCTTAAGTTTAAAAAGGAAGAAAACAGTTTAAATGAACTGCAAGAACTTTATTTAAATCATGAGAAAATATATAAAGATGTGAAGGAACTATACGCAGAATCAATCCTTAAATAAAAGTGTTTAGGATATTACAGTATTAATTGGACCATCTATAAATATAGATGGTTTTTTATTTTGATAAAAAATAGATAAAAAATATTATAAATTTCCCTGTATTATAAAAGTGTCATAAGAACTGCCACGGAAATGGTACTGTATGTTGTTTCTTGATTTATCTAAATTTCTCGGGTTAGGGCAATTAATTATAGTTTACTCACGAATAAACGTAAGTAAGGGTCCGACCAACGGGGGAGAGGGTTACACCTCTCTTTGAGCCGAGGATGTTCCTTCCGAATGTCCAATTGCTAATCATACTTTCCTCGGTTCAAAGAGGCGTGGGGCACCTCAACACTTTATTTCTCTCTTGAACTTTACCAAACTAATTAGAAGCATCAGCTACACTTACCGATTTGTGTCTATGAGGAACGGTTTTCCGTTTCTCTGACTGTATAAGTGGAATTCACTTGTGTAGTGAGAGAAGCGTAGAAATTAAATATGAAAGTAATAAAAGAACACTGTTATGTAGAGAAGTACAGTCTATATACGGTGTTCTTTTTTGTTTATAAGGAGGGGATAGGTTATGCAGGATTTGATTAAGCAATATAACACGACTTTAAGACAATTGAGAGAGGCACAAAAGGATGCTAAAGAGGAAGATATAAAGATTCTAACTGATATGATTAGCGACATTTCTTATTCCTTAGAATGGATGAAAAAGGCGAGAAGACCGGGAAATCGTAGAGGGATTGAAAGGTTAGCAGCTTATCAGAGAGAAAGAGCGTGTGATCCGTTACTGATGCAAAGGTATTTTCGTAGCATGGATGATAACTTATATGAGTGGGACGGTCATCAGCAAGAACATGCAATTGGTGAATGGGATAAAATTAGATTGGAAGATGCATTATCATTGTTAACAGAACGGGAGAAAGAAGTGTATTTAATGTCCCGAGGATATTGTTTAACATACAGAGAGATTGCTAGATACCTCAACATTACATGCAGTACAGTACAATCCATGATAGAACGTGCTGAAAAGAAAATAGAGAGACAGGTAAATGAGAGCCTCTTCTGCAATTGTGGATGAGGCTTTTTATATTTATTTTTTTGTATATAAAGCGTTATAATGTATTTGATTAGTTATTAAGGAGGGAGAAAATGGCTTTTAAAAAAAGAACCAAAACTAATAGCACGGTTACAAGCCCAATCAGTTTATTTAGAGATTTGAAAAACAGAAAAATAATGGGCCTACTTGATCACCAAACAGAAATGATTGAAAAGTATATGGCGGAGAGTGTTTTTAAATTACAGGATATAGCCATAGAGTTACCAACAGGAAGTGGTAAAACATTAGTTGGTCTACTGATTGCTGAATATCGTAGAAGGGTAAAAAAAGAAAAAGTTGTTTATTTATGTCCGACAAAACAATTAGTAAATCAGGTTGTAGAAGATTCTGAAAGAAAGTATGGTATTAAAACTAGTGCTTTTATTGGTAAACAAGCTGATTATATCCCTGAGATGAAATCGCAATATAGAAGAGGAGAAACTATAGCTGTTACAACGTATAGTGGTCTATTTAATACAAATACATTTTTTAATGACGCAGATATTATTATATTTGATGATGCACATGCAGCGGAAAATTATATTGCCTCATTGTGGTCTTTAACAATTAATAGGTTTGACAATGGGGGTCTTTATCATCAGATTATTGAGTTGTTACGCCCAGTATTAACACATAGTAACTATGAGACAATGAAGGCACAAGATCCATTCTCTCAAGAAAAAGGCATAGTAGAAAAATTACCTACTACACATTTTTATGAATATTTAAACGAACTTATACCATTAATTGATGCAAGTGTAAAGGGAACGAATTTAAGATATCCATGGGGAATGATAAGAAATAATTTACATGCTTGTCACTTATATATGAGTTGGAATGAAATATTAATTAGACCACTCATTCCGCCTACTTTATCTCATGATGCATTTAATAATGCCAAACAAAGAATATACATGTCTGCAACCTTAGGGTTAAATGGTGATCTTGAAAGAATGATTGGTGTACCTAAAATACATAGATTACCAGCTCCAGACGGATGGGATAAGCAAGGATTAGGAAGAAGGTTATTTATTTTCCCTGAAGCGACTATGAATGAGGAACAAGCAATTAATCTTACGATGAAAATGATTTCTCAGGTAGATAGAAGTTTGGTATTAGTTCCAGATGAGAAAAATGGAACAAAGTTAGAAGAAAGTATAAAGAACCAAACTGGATATCAGATAATAAATGCAAAGGAAATGGAGAAATCAAAGGATATATTTACAAAAGAAACTGGTGTTGTTTCAATATTGGCTAATCGATTTGAAGGTATAGATTTAGCTGATGAGGATTGTAGATTGCTTATTTTGAAAGGCATACCTAGAGCAACTCACCTTCAAGAGAAGTTCTTAATGTCGCGAATGTCTGCAGCGGTACTTTTTAATGATCGAATTAGAACACGATTAGTGCAAGCACTAGGAAGATGTACACGCCATCCTGTTGATTATGCTGCAGTTTGTATACTTGGGCAAGAATTAATTGATGAATTGGTGCCACTAAAAAAACTTGAATTATTCCATCCAGAGCTTCAAGCAGAAATTATATTTGGGTACGATCAATCGAGAAATATAGAAAGTGAAAATGAATTATTAGAGAATTTAGGGATCTTCCTAGAGCACAAAGATGATTGGAATGAAGCAGATGAAGATATTTTAGAAGAAAGAGATGAAAGAGTTCAAGTCAATCTGCCGGCAGCAGAAAAATTATTAGAGGCAGCTGAGTTTGAGGTTCAATTTTTATATGCATTATGGAATCAAAATTTCGATTATGCTATGGAGAATATCGGTAAAGTAATAGGGTGTATATCGGGAGATGATGTTAAAGGGTATAGAAGTTTCTGGTATTATATTGCTGGTAGTACAGCATGGGTAGCATCTAAATATGGTATTAATACCTATTCGCCAAAGGTTTATGAATATTATAACCAAGCGGCTGCTTGTACAAGAGCGATTCCTTGGTTAAATAGATTGGCTAGTTTGAAGGGAAAGGAACAACAAGTTGAGCAACAAGATCCTTTTATTCCGGTGTTAATAGAAAATCTTGAGGTTAATCTGGAGAAGTTGGGGATTACAAGTGATCGTAAATTTGAACAAAAAGTTAGTGAAATTTTAGGCTATATAACGTCTAAGGATGGAAAAAAATTTGAAATAGGACATGAAATGTTAGGGGAGTTTTTAGGGTATAAATCAAGTAACTCTGAAGAAAGTTCAGCTCCAGACCCTTGGTGGATTGTAGATAATAATATATGTATTGTAGCTGAGGACAAGATTTATGAATCAGAAGAAAAGAGAATTCCTACAAAAGATGTAAAACAGGCGGTTGGGCACCCGGTTTGGCTTAAAGGAAATACAAATGATTTAAATGCAGATGCTCAAATTCATCCACTTATGATTACAACAGCTAATTATATTGAAAAGGGTGCAGCTGTTTTTGCTCAAAATGTTTTATATTGGAATAGAGAGGAATTTGTAAATTGGGCACATCAGGCTATAGGGACAATTCGAACTTTAAGGCAAAGATACAGTGGAATGGGGGATACTACCTGGAGATCCGAGGCGATAGAATATTACAAAAATAATAAAATAGGACCTTTGCAAATTTTGGAACAATTAAATGGTAAACTATTAAAGGAATTACCTAATTAAAAAACAATAAAGAAGAAAATCGTTGAAAAATGACAGTTAAAATTAATAATTTTTTTGGTTATAATAAGATTGTCGGATAAAATGAAAATCTTAAAACATCAAAATTTTATATAATATGAAAGTAATAAAGGAACACTGTTATGTAGATGAAACAGTCTATATACGGTGTTCTTTTTTTGTTATTAAGGAGAGAAATAGGCTATGTAGGATTTATTTGAGCGATAAAACACAGCTATCGGACTATTGAAAGTATAAATAAGTACACAAAAGAAGAGTTTTAGGTAAATTAGAGAAAACTTTTTAGTTAATAATTAAATTTTATACCCAAATATAAAATGATTTGAGATAATTCTTGTTAGGAGGGATTATATGAATTTCAAACAAAAACTTATAACAATGATAGCAGTTGTTTTGGTACCTATTATAATCAATTATGGAATTATGTCTTGGCGTGCCCCAGGGGTTTACAATGGAGATTGGTTAGCGTTCTTTGCAAATTATTGTGGGGCCCTTATTGGTGTATTTGGTGCATATTTTATTGCACAAAAACAAATGGGAACACAATGGGAACAGGTGCAAGAGCAAAGAAAACTTGATGAAGAACAATTTTATATAAATAATAGGTCGTATATCTACTATCAAGAAATGCATAGAATGCCAGTGAAGTTAAAAGGTGTTAAGGCAAATAATGATATTAGGATTATAGTGACTGAGGATTATGAGCAGTGGACTAAGAATATGTCAGAGGAAAAACTGAAACGTATAAAAGTTCCTTTTTATAAATTATGCCACAGAGGAAACCCAGAAATTATATTCGATTGTACAGTCAGGATATCTTTGAAAAATCCAATGGAAAATAATAGTCCAATTGAGTTGACAGCTAATATTGGTGTCATGGATAAAACTGAAGAAATATACGTACCACTGTACAGCGTACAATTAGACGAGATACATACCAATTCTGAAATTAAACATGTGAACTTAGACATTGAACCATTAGAGATGGAAATAAAATACAGAACTGTTGTGAATGAAAAAATGGTATTTAAATACGATGTAATAGGTCAAAAAGAAATATACTACACAATCAATCCTATTACTAAAAAGGAAAAAGAAATAATAAATTATGATGTAAGTAAAAGTACATGGATATATCCTGATAAAATCAATTAATTCTATATTAATAAAATGATTTGTTATGTATTTTTAATTATAGTGGCTACATATGTTGAGGAACAGTGTTATAAATATTTAAATCTATAAAGTACCTAATGCATTTGTATTAGGTACTTTATTTAATTGGTAATTATATAGGGAGATTGAGGTGAATAAAAAAGTTACGTGAAAATATATTTAAGTGGCTAGAAGTATTTTTATCATTAGTGATTAATGAATTTAAATTGTTTTTAAAAGGGAATGTAAAGCTTTTTTGTTTAACCATGGTTTTCGCCTATGTAACATTCTGTGACAATTAGAGCAAACCATGATAATATCCTCAATTCTAGTCTTTTCTCCTTCTTTTAGTTGAGATACAGGGATTGTATGATGTCCCTCGATATAATCTTTTCCTAATTCACCATATACTTTATGGAAGTCAAAACCGCAAATCTCACAGAAGAGTTTCCCTTCATGTTGCTGTTTAAAGTGCTCTTTTGCCAATGGAATGACTTGGTTATTACGCTCATAGGAAAGATGAGTTCTAAGTATTTGTTTGCCTTCAGAAAATTCCTCCTCAAGATCGATTAATTCCCAATCATTATTATCGAAGTCTCTTAATCCCCAGCATCCATTTCCTTTACCATTTACAGCATAGAATAAGTCCTGTTCACCTTTATAAATATCGCATTCACTAGAATAATAATAGATGGTCTTTCTAATTTGTGCACCTATTGATTGTTCATGCTGATATTTACTTAGGTCTATTTTATTACGCTCCATAACTTTGGTTTTAATTTGACTTAGTGTTCCAGCTCCACCTAATTCCGTTAATATTTCTATGATTTCATTTAACCAAGGGTTGTTATTTGCCATAGGTATTCCTCCGAGTAAGTTATATTTGTTGTTAGTCTAGCTTTTTTAAATTAGTATATCTAAATTTTTGCAATGGAAGCAATTGGTTTTATATAATTGTAGAAGGATTTACCAATGGATAATAGCGGGAGGATTCAAAAATGAATCAAAATACAATAAAGGAAATTCTTAAGTTTCGAGATGATAGAGACTGGAAGCAATTTCATAACTCTAAGGATTTAGCAATTTCTCTTTCTTTAGAAGCAAGCGAGTTATTAGAGAATTTTCAGTGGAAAAGTAGTGAAGATGCAATAGGACAAAATCTTGAAAATATCAAAGATGAACTAGCTGATGTATTAATTTATTCTATCCTATTGGCTGACCAAATGAATTTGGATATAGAAGAAGTAATTCAAAATAAATTAGAGAAAAACCAAAGGAAATATCCAGTTGAAAAGTCATTTGGATCGAATAAAAAATATAACGAAATATAGAAAACTAAATAAAACAGAAGAGGTGTAAGTGTATGTACAACGTAATACTACAACCTACAGGGAATAAAGTAGCTAAATTTAATTTTCAATCCACAATGCGTAATGGCATTGAATTTGAGAAAATTAAGCCTTTCTTAAAACAAGAGGATGCTAATAATTTATCCGAAATTTATAAGGGAAACTTAATCCGTGTTTGGGGGATAACTCCAAGTCCACAGAAGATAAAGCAATGGGAAAAGATTCAAAGAGGAGATATAACACTTTTTTCAGCGAATAAGCAAATTTTTGCATCTGCTACCATCGCATATAAGGTACATAATTTAGAATTAGCAAAGCATCTGTGGGGAGAAACAGATAGTGGTGAAAGCTGGGAGTATATTTACTTCTTAGATGAAATAAAGCATCAAGCCATTAGTTTAAGTGTCTTTAATAGATTATTAGATTATGAAGAGGGAAATCTAATACAAGGCTTTAGAGTATTAGACCAAGAGAAAAGTAACATAATAATGAGTGCTTTTGATTTGTATAGTTCTTCTTATGCCCCAATTAGTACAAAGGAAGAAACAAAGAAAAATATCAAAGACATTATAGGTGATTTAGAACAAAGTGCTTCATTGGATAGTGAAATAAAAGGTAAGGCTAGAAAAGAGCAAGGGATATTACGTGGATATCTGTTTAATGATAAGAAAAAGTGTAACTGTGGAATTTGTGGGAAAGAGTACCCTATAGATTTACTTGTAGCTGCACATATTAAGAAAAGAGCATTTTGTAGCATAGAAGAAAGGTTAGATATTGAAAATATAGCCATACCTATGTGTAAATTTGGTTGTGATGATTTATTTGAGAAAGGGTATATTACTGTCTTGAATGGAGAAATTATTGGCTTGGTTAATACAGATAATTTACCAGAGTCAGTAAGGGATTATATTGAGAGTCTCCAAGGAAAAGAGTGCTTAAAGTGGAATAAAGATAATGCTGAGTATTTTGAATGGCATCTAAATTACCATAAAAAATAAGGGTATTATATAGTTTTTTCTATAGAACAAAAGGCATCCAGATTGGGTGCTTTTGTTTTGATTTTTGGTAGTAGATAAGCAAGATGTCAAAGGGGAAACGTATATTTGATTAGAATTTAAATTGATAAAAAAATCAAATATAAAATAATATAAGGATATAAATTGTTGAGAGGAAAGGTATTGAGAGTATTTGCATTCAATATAAGTTTGTCCAATAAGGGATAAAAGCTTTATTTTTGTCGTACAAAAGCCACCTAATAATAGATAGGGATTAATAACAATTATGTTATATAAAACTTCATTTACCGTATTGAGTTATAAATTATATAAATTCTTGTAGGCGCTACGGTCATTCTTGTAGCGTCTTGTTTGTTGTTAAGGAAAGATAACAAAACAAACGAACAAAATGAACGAAAAATTATGAAACCTTTCAAAATTAGTCGTTTTTATTTTGTATAATGAATCTAATTAGAAAGGGGATGTTGATATGAGAAAAATAGATGAGTCAAAAAGGCCTTTTTTTGAAACGCATGGAGAAAAGGGGACAACTTACTTTGTACATGGTTATGCGGTAGGAATAAAACAAAAGGTATACTTAGGAGAGTTTAACTCGTTAAAAGAAGCAAGACAATTTATTTACCGTTATGTTCACAGGAATCCTGAATGGTTAAATGAAAACGGTGATGTGAATGAATACAATAATAAACAATCAAGACCGGACGTAGATGATGTATGGCATGAGAATGTTTTTAAAAATGAATATAAAAAGCAATATAAAGACCTTGAAGATTGGAATAAATAAAAATAGTGAATCCGCTGCTTTTTTATTTTGCATAGAAAAAGGAACCATAATAGGTTCCTTAATTCGATTCAGAGGTTGTATAGTTTTTCTTGATGATATCTTTTATGTTGATAATTAATGATATAAGGAATCCAGCAGCTAGGATACCGTTTACCCAGTAATATGTATTCCCTGATGTAAATTTATTATAAAAGGAATCGACATAATAATATACTAAGCCTGCTGAAATGACGGTAGAGATTACTAACATACCAAAACTTTTCATGATGTTCACCTCAATTCTAAAAGTTGCGACTTTTTATATAATTATACATCGAAATTAATAGATTTAAAGTGAAATATAAAGGAATTACCGCGAGGTGGTGAATATGGCTAGGCGACGAAGCACAGATCGTGAAACATATAATTTGTTACTACATTTGAAGTTTTACAAAAAATAACCATTTTCTTCGGATTTCAAGAAGGTTTTACAAAAAAATACATAGAAGTATAAATATATGGTAATGAAATGAGTCGAATTTTCATCATGACTGATATCCATAATATGTTCATTTCAATTAACATGAAATACACATAGAGGAGAGCGATTATGAAAAGGAAAATCGGTACAGCAGTCGTAGGTTTATCTGTTTTAGGATTTGGAATTTTTGGTTTTGCCCATGGAAATGGTGGAGGGATTGTTCAAGCGGCTTCAGTAGGGGATGGAGGAGGAGCTCCTGCTTATAACGGAGGAGATACACCTGCACCAAAATTAGAATCGCATGGAGATACATGGTCTCCAAGTTATACACATGGTGAGACAATTGTTCCAAAACCAGAAGCACATGGGCACACTGGAGGAGCACCTGCTAACACAGAGCCTGGTGGAGGGATTTAACTAATACTAATATGAAAGTTATAAATTTATATATAAGAAAAAAGACTTTGTAATTTACAAGGTCTTTTTTTCTTTGTAAAAAAGTTATTAGAAGGGGGCAATGAACGAGTTAATTTCTATTATATAGAAGGTGGTGGGTGATATGAAATGAAACAAAAACACGAGTTAGTTCAAGAAGATTACATGCAAGGTATGAAGTACAAGGAACTGCTGCAGATTTATATGCTGATAGTGATATTACTGGAGAATACAACAAAGAGTAATTAAAAGAACTGCTAAATTTACAGAAGAGATTATCGTGAGGTGGGTGAATGGCAAAGGAATATGCAAAGAAGTTTTATAAGTCGACAGCATGGGAGAAGTGCAGAGAGTCATACATTGCTACAACATTAGATGGAATGTGTGAGCATTGCAAAGAAGTACCTGGATACATAGTTGACCATATTGTTGAGATAACACCAGAGAGTATAGACAATCCAGATATCACATTGAATCATGAGAACTTACAATACTTATGCTTACCTTGTCATAACACTAAGACGTTTGGTAAAGCAGTATTGATTAGAGAAGATGTAATGTTTGATGAGAATGGTGATTTGATTAGGAGGGAATAGGATGCAGTGTAATGGTCAAGCGTTAACTAAAGAATTATTAGCAGAAAAGAATCAGGAACAAAAGGAACCAATCCCCCTTTTCAAAAATAAACAAAGAGTCCATAGGGGTCCGAGAGGGGAGCTTCGTGTAACACACAGGTTATTTCGCGTGACCCCCCTACCCCAAAATGAATGAAATGAGGTGTTATTTATGGCGAAGCAGAAGGAGTTAACAAAAGAAGAACGTGTTAATAAAGAAATAAACAGACTTAAACAGATATATAAAGAAATGCCAAAAGATACCCTCATGGTAGTTGAGGGGTTAATTGTTGAAGCGGCAGACTTACGTGTTCGACTAGAAGACATTCGCAAAGATCTTGATGAGAATGGTTATGATGAAATGTTCTCACAATCTGAAAATCAAGAACCTTATGAAAGAGAAAGACCAGCAGCAAGAAGATATATATCGATGAACAAAAGTTATCAAACTATCATGAAACAATTGGGTGATTATATTCCTAAGCCAGATCCTAAGAAGAAAGAAGAAGACGATGATGGATTTGAAAGGTTTGTACAAAACAGATGAGGAAACAATACCCCTTATCACATAACCCGATAATTGAGTATTACAATAAAATTGAGTCTGGCGAGCTTATTGTAGGGAATAAAGTTATAAGGATATATAAGAAGCTTGTTGATGATGTTTACGTTAATAATTCTGAATATGAATATGATCCAAGTCGTGCAAATCATGTTATTGAATTTATAGAGAATTACTGTAAGCATAGTAAAGCTAAATGGGCCGGTAAACCAATCGATTTAGAGCTTTGGCAAAAAGCTTTTTTAGCCGCTACTTTTGGTTTCATTCATAAAATCGATGGAACTAGAAAATATCGAGAAGCGTTTTTAGTAGTAGCGCGTAAAAATGGGAAGTCCACACTTTCATCTGGTATATGTTTATATCTACAAGTTGCAGATGGAGAAGGTGGTTCGGAAGTATACGCGGTAGCAACTAAAGAACAACAAGCTAAAATTGTTTGGTCGGAATCAAAAAGAATGGTTAAAAAATCACCCGCTTTGTCAAAAAGAATAAAAACTTTAGTTAAAGAATTAACGGCAGATTTTAATGATAGTGTATTTAAACCAGTAGGTAGTGATAGCGATACCTTAGATGGATTAAACGTTCATGGAGCTTCCTTGGATGAAATTCATGCGTGGAAGGATAAGAATTTATATGACGTAATTGTCGATGGTACGTCGGCACGTGAGCAACCATTAATTCTTATGATTACAACGGCCGGAACGGTAAGAGAATCCGTTTATGATATGAAGTATGATGAAGCGGAAATGTTACTGAATGGATTGGATGATGAAGAGGGTTATAAAGATGATCGTTTTTTACCTGTTATTTATGAACTTGATAAAAGAGAAGAATGGACTGACAAAACAAAATGGTCTAAAGCTAATCCTGGTTTAGGTACCATAAAGAAAATAGATAACTTAGAAACGAAAGTAAATAAAGCTAAGGCTAATTCTCTTTTAGTTAGCAATTTATTAACTAAAGACTTTAATATTCGTGAAACATCATCGGAAGCATGGTTAACATTTGAACAATTAAACAACTTAGCTTCTTATAATATCAATGAACTAAGACCTTCGTATGGAATTGGTGGTTGCGATTTATCTTCAACAACCGATTTAACAGCAGCGAAGGTTATTTTTATGGTTTCTGGCGATCCGCATATATACGTTAAACAGATGTATTGGCTTCCAGAAGACTTGTTAGAAAAGCGAAGTACAGAAGATAAAATACCGTACAATCGTTGGCATGATTTAGGTTTACTACGAACTACCCCTGGTAATTCAGTCCATTATAAATATGTAACGGAATGGTTCTTAGAAATACGCGATGAATATGGTATTTACCTCCCGTGGATCGGTTATGACCGATGGAGTGCGAATTATTGGGTTGAGGAAATGGAAGGATATTTCGGTAAGGAAGCTATGATTCCAGTTGCACAAGGTAAACAGACATTATCAAGCCCAATGAAGCTTTTAGGAGCTGACTTAGAATCGAAATTAATCAATTACAACAATAATCCCATTGATAAATGGTGCTTGTCTAACACCGCGGTTGATATTGATAAGAATTTAAATATACAACCGAATAAAACAAAGAATCAAAGGCGCCGTATCGATGGAACAGCAGCGCTTTTAAATGCTTATGTCGTTCTTCAAGAGAAGAGAAATGACTACCTCAATATGATTTAAGAAGGAGGTGAGAAATTGGGGTTATTTGATAAGATATTCGGAAAGAAACAAGTTCCTACTACAACTCGTTTTGAAATGATAAACGATAATGGTGGCGGTTTTTTCGCTTGGAATGGAGATATTTATCAGAGTGATATCATACGAGCTTGCATACGGCCTAAAGCGAAAGCGGTTGGTAAACTCATAGCTAAACATATTCGAGATAATACCACTGAATTTAAGGTTAATCCAGAGCCGTATATGAAGTTTTTGTTGGAAGAGCCAAACCCATTAATGACGGGACAAATGTTCCAAGAAAAAATGGCTGTTCAATTGGAATTGAATCACAATGCATTCGCTTATATTAAGCGTGATGATATCGGATACGCTACTGAGATATATCCTATTCCTTGTACAACTGTTGAAGTTGTGGAAGGAGCACTAGGAGATATATTTTTGAAGTTCTATTTTAAAAGCGGAAAGCAAATGACAATACCATATACAGATGTAATTCATTTACGAAAAGACTTTAACGATAATGACTTCTTTGGCGAACATCCAGGTAATGCATTGGCACAATTAATGGAGATTGTTACAACTACAGATCAAGGTATTGTTAAAGCGATTAAGAATAGCGCGGTAGTAAAGTGGATTCTTAAATTTAAATCAGTATTGAAGCAAGAAGATATTGATAATCAGGTGAAAAACTTCGTTAATAACTATTTAAATATCGCGAACGATGGTGGCGCGGCTTCTTCTGATCCACGTTATGATTTAGAGCAAGTGAAACCCGAAGCTTTTGTACCGGATTCAAAACAAATGCAAGAAACTGTACAGCGTATTTACAATTTCTTTAATACAAACGATAAAATCATTCAAAGTAAATATAACGAAGACGAATGGACAGCTTATTATGAGTCAGAAATCGAACCATTCGCAATGCAGCTTGCTGGGGAATATACCAGGAAGCTTTTTTCACGTCGAGAAAGAGGGTTTGGTAACAAGATTATCTTTGAATCCTCTTCACTTCAATATGCTTCTTTGGGGACAAAGATGGACTTAGTTCAAATGGTAGATAGAGGAGCTATGACACCGAATGAATGGCGTTCAATTCTTTCTCTTGGACCAATAGAAGGAGGAGATAAACCAATTCGTAGATTAGATACAGCTCTAGTTAAAGACGGAAAAGTTACTGGTAAAGGAGGTGAGAATAATGAACAAAACGGAACAAAGGGAACTAATAACGCAAACAATGGAAATTAGAGAAGATGAACACGGTAATAAAATGCTATCCGGGTACGCTGTGAAATGGGAAAAGAATTCAGTAGTTATGGGTTATTATCGAAAATTCCGCGAGCAATTCCGACAAGGTGCATTCTTAGAATCATTGCAAAAAGATGACCAACGTTTTTTGTGGGCACATGACACTTCTAAAGTATTGGGTAGAACAAAGAACAACACTTTGCAATTAGCAGAAGATTCCATTGGATTAAGGTTCGAATTGACATTACCAAAAACAACACTTGGAAATGATACGTATGAAACGATTAAGCGTGGCGATGTTGATGGTGTTAGCTTTGGTTTTAGTATGATCACTGAGGAAATAGATGAGCCTGACGATGACTTAATGTTACGAACAGTAACTAAAGCTAAGTTATTAGAGGTTAGTGCAGTCGCCTTTCCCGCTTATCCTGATTCGGAAGTTAGTGCGAGGGGCTACGATCCATATAAACATCACGAAGAAAGAAAACAGAAAGAAGAATTACGTAAAAAACTAATCTTAAAAACTTACTTATAGAGGAGAATGATATATGAATCGTTTACAAGAAATTTTACAACGTAAAGCGGAAATCCGCACAGCATTAGAAGGTACTGGAGAAGTTGATTTAGTAGCATTAGAAACTGAATTACGCGAACTAAGCGAAGAACAAACAAGAATTGAAACTCGTCAGCGTTTACTGAAAGAAGCTGAAGTTATTAATAACAATGCTGAGCCAGAAAAACGTACAGTAGTTGAAACGTTTAACAATGAACCACAGCAACAAGATGTGGAGTTAGAAGCATCAGAAAAGCGTGGGCAAGCATTGATGGAAAATCGTGCTGTAACGGTTGGTAGTGGCACAGTAGTCCTTCCAAAACATACAGCTTCAGATATTCGTCCTACTTTTAATGAAGTATCCACTCTTATTGATCGCGTTTCTTCTAAAACATTAAAAGGTGGAGAAAGCTATCAACAACCATACATTAAAAGCTATGGAGAAGGTGATTACACAACTGAAGGTAGTGATTACACTACTGCAGAAACAACTTTTGGATATGCAGATATCACAAAAGCAAAAATTACTGCTTATTCAGAGGAAACTGAAGAACTTCTAAAATTACCGGCTGCTGATTATGACGGGGAAGTAATGAAAGGTATTACTGTATCTACACGTAAGAAACTTTCTCGTGAAATTTTAGTCGGTACAGGTGCTACAAATCGTCTTTCAGGTATTTTCTCTGCTACTGCAACTGCGATCGATGCAGCTACTGATTTACCTATTTCGGCAATCGATGCAGCTACATTAGATGAAATTATCTACAGCTATGGAGGAGATGAGGATGTTGAAGATGCAGCTGTATTAATCATGAATAAAAAAGATTTAAAAGCATTTGCTAAACTTCGTATAGCTGATGGTAAGAAGATATACAATGTAGTTTCTAATGGGAACTCTGGAACAATCGATGGAGTACCATTCATCATTAATAGTGCTTGTAAAGCTGTAACTGATGCTAAAACAACTGTTGGACAATATAGTATGGCTTATGGTCCACTATCAAATTACCAACTTACTATTTTCTCTGATATGGATGTTCAACGTTCTACAGACTTCAAATTCAAACAAGGTATGATTGCTCATAAAGGTGTTGTATTTGCAGGTGGTAACGTTGTTTCTAAAAATGGATTTTTACGTGTTAAGAAAGCAGCTACTGTTTAATAGCTGCTTTTCTTTATAAAAAAAGGAGGTATCACAAATGAGTGATAAAACAGTAAAAGAATATGCCGTAGTAACAGCGTTCCGTGATAAATTTTCCGATATTCATTATAGTGTTGGAGATTCATATAAAACGGGTGATTTAGAAAGAATTGAATTCTTACAAGAAGAAGGTTTTCTAGATAAAGAACCAATTGTAGGATATGAACCAGATGTAACTGATATTGTTCACGTTGGTGGCGGATATTACGAACTTCCTAACGGTGAGAAAGTTAAAGGTAAGGAAGCAGCACTTGAAGCCTTACAAGAAATCAATCAAACAGGTGAATAACCATGATCCTTATAGACGTTAAGAGAGCTTTACGCGTCTCTCATGATGCCCTTAATGATGAAATTGAAGATTTAATCGAAGCAGCTCGTTCTGATTTGATATTATCAGGCGTTTCTACTACTAAGGCAAATGATGATAAGGATCCGTTAATTAAACGAGCAATCATTACGTATGTAAAAGCTAACTTTATTCCAGATGCAAAGGAAGCTGAACGATTCCAATCATCTTACAGCATGTTAAGAAATCACTTAACATTAGCAGGTGATTACAAATGAACGATATCTTATGTTTTCCAGAGTTTAAAACGGTTGAAGATGACTTAGGACAAATAGAACAAATTGAATTATTTATTAGACGAGTCTTCTGTAGAAAGAAGTCTGTTCCACAATCAGAATTTTTCCAAGCGGGGCAGAATGGAATTAAATCTAGCTGTGTATTAATCATCCATTTGTTTGATTATCAAGAAGAAGTGAAAGTTAAATATGGAGAAAAAACATATAACATTTACCGCACATACGAAAGAGATGATGAAAAAATAGAGTTGTATTGTGAGGTGGACATTGGTGGCTAGTATTAACGATTTAGCTAGTGAAATTACTAGAGAACTACAAAGGTACTCTAACTTAGTAGAAGAAGACCTGGAAGCAGCAAAAGAAGAAGTTGCCAATGATCTTGTAGATGAGTTAAAGCAAAAAAGCCCTAAAAACACAGGTAAGTATAGTAAAGGTTGGCGGAAAAAGAAAGAAGATAATGCTATTATTGTTCACAATGCTTTAAAGCCGCAGCTTACTCATTTATTAGAAAAAGGTCATGCGAAGGCAAATGGCGGACGAGTACCAGCTAAAGTTCATATTGCTCCAGCTGAGGAAAAAGCAATAAATGAATTTGTAGAGCGAGTTGAAAGGGCGATTCAACAATGAATTTAATTGAATTGAAGAAAATACTTGATGCTACAGGTTATCCTGTGGCTTATTCGCATTTCACAGCAACACCAGGTAAGCCTGTACCTAAGCCACCTTATATTTGTTATCTTGTGGATGGATCTCCTAATATGCCAGCTGATAATAAGGTTTATCACCAAATAAATGATGTAAGTATTGAGCTTTATACAATAAAAAAGGATTTGGTTGCCGAATTCAATTTAGAACAAGCCTTAGATGATCATGAGATACCTTATGAATCATTTGAGGCTTTTATTGAATCAGAAAAAATGTATCAAAAAACATATGAAACGAGGTTGATATAAATGAGTAAAGAAAATAAAGTCACATTTGGTTTGAAGAATGTACATTATGTCCCAATTGATATTCAAGATTTTTTAGTGAAATTTGGTACACCAATTCCATTACCTGGTGGGGTTGAACTAACTTTTGAGCCACGTGGTGATTTAATTGAGTTCTATGCAGATGACATGCTTTATTATGCAGCAAGTAATAACCAAGGTTACGATGGAACGCTATCTATTGCGACTATTCCAGAGCAATTTGCTATTGATGCGCTTGGAGAACAGTTAGATACAGAAGATGGAGTATTAAATGAATTAGCCGATGCAAAGGGTAAAGCATTCGCTTTATTATTTGAATTTGATGGCGATGTGAACGCAACTCGACACATTATGTATAATTGTGCAGCAAGTCGTCCAACGCTTGCGTCAAAAACAAAAACAAACTCTGCTGAGCCTAATACAAATGAATTGAAGTTTGTTTCAAGTCCGATTATTTTAGCACCTGGCGGAAGACCAATGGTTAAAACAAAGACAACTTCTAAAACAACTCAAGCTATTTATAACGGTTGGTACAACGAAGTGTACGTTAAAAAAACAGAAGCACCAAAAGGAGTGTAAGTAAATGGAAAAAACAATTATTGTAGATGATAAGGAAGTCAGATTAAAAAGCACAGGAGCTACTCCAATCCGATTTAAAGCGCAGTTTAGAAAAGATTATTTTGCTGAACTTTTAAAATTAGCACCACTTGGGAAAATTGATATGGAAAATTTGGATCCAAGTAAGTTAGATAGTGTAGATTTCGAAGTATTTTATAATCTAGTTTGGACTATGGCGAAAACGGCTGATCCAAAAATACCAGAGCCGATGGTGTGGTTAGATTCATTTGATGAATTTCCAATCATTGAAATCTTAGAAGATATTCAAGATATGATAGCTTCCACAATTCAATCTAAAAAAAAGTTGTAGATAGTAATAATAATAGTCAACAAGGAGCGGATCAGGGTGATGTATTCACAACTGAGACGTTCCTTATTTTGTGTTATAAATGCAAGCTTACTAGAGCTGATTTAGAGGATATGACTATTGGTATGTGCTTAGATTACATTGATGAATATTTAGAAATGCAAAAACCTCAAAAAGAAAAAGTAAGAAAAGCAACTCAAGAAGACTTTAATTCCTTCTAAGGAAGAGAGGTGAGATTATGACAGGAAGAATTAAAGGGATCACCGTTGAAATAGGTGGAGATACCGTTGGATTACAAAATGCTTTAAAAGACGTAAATAAACGTAGTAATGATTTAGCAAAAGAATTAAAAGATGTTGAACGATTATTGAAATTTAACCCAGGTAATGTTGAAGCATTATCTCAAAAACAAGAATTACTTACACAAGCAATTGAAAATACAACACAAAAGCTAGATAAATTGAAAGCAGCGGAGCAGCAAGTTCAAGCTCAATTTCAAAACGGTAAAATTTCTGAAGAACAGTATCGTTCATTTAGACGTGAGATTGAATTTACAGAAGGATCGCTTAATGGTCTAAAGGGAAAACTTGCTGGATTAAAAGCCGAACAGGACAATGTAGCAAGTTCAACAAGACAATTAGAAACTTTATTTAGTGCTACAGGAAAAAGCGTTGATGATTTTGCAGGAGCGTTAGGAAATCGTTTAGTAAATGCAATTAAAAGTGGCACGGCTACTAGTAGACAGTTAGATCAAGCAATTGGTCTTATTGGTCGTGAAGCATTGGGAGCAGAAGCAGATATTGAGAAGTTACAACGTGCACTGCGTTCTGTGGATGATGGTAATTCAATACAACAAGTTCGAAATGATTTGAGAGACCTTTCACGAGAAGCTGAAAGAGCAGGTAAAAGCTTCAAAGAGTTAGACATCGGTTTAGAGAATATGCTCGGGGGAGCGATGGCAGCTGGCGGTATATCAGGAGTAATCGAAAAAGCTCTTGATACTTCTAAGTTAAAAACGAAAATCGATGTAACTTTTGACGTTCCTGAGTCATCTAAAAAGTCAGTTGAACAAGCTGTTCGTGGGATAGAAGCATACGGTGTAGATGTGGAAGAAGCTCTTGAAGGAACACGTAGACAATGGGCTTTAAATAAAAGTGTTGGTGATGAAGCGAATGCAGCAGTTGTGAAGGGAGCGGCAGCAATCTCTCAATCCTATTCAGGGATAGATTTTACCGAATTAATTCAAGAGGTTAATGAAATAGGCAATGAATTAGGTACTACACAAGATGATGCCCTTGGATTAACCAATGCTTTATTGAAAATGGGATTTCCTCCTGAACAATTAGATATTATCGCTGAGTATGGCGGACAATTAACACGGGCTGGATACAATGCGAGGGAAGTCCAAGCAATTATGGAAGCTGGGGTTGAAACTGGAACCTGGAATATTGATAATCTCTTAGATGGATTAAAAGAAGGGCGGATTAGAGCCGCTGAATTTGGTAAAGAAGTTCCTAAAGCACTTCAAGATTTACTTAAAGGCACAAAAATTTCTACTGAACAAATGCAAAAGTGGTAGAGGCGGTTCAGTTGCAATGACTGAAATAGCAAAGGCTTTAGATGGTGTTGAAGATGCAACGCAGAAAAATTTAATAGGTGCCCAAATTTTCGGTAGATGTTAAATTGTGCCGAAATAAAATCGCGGTATGAAGCAAAGAGGGTGCGAATCCTAATTTGAACCGAAGGCTATACAAAGTATAGTCAGGGGCAGAGCATAGAGGGTGAAAAGATATAATCCCTCCACGAGACCGCGACACTTTATAAGTGAAAACGTATGCCGAACTTGCATTAATATGAAGTGCAAGAAGTAGAGGATAAAAAGCCTTTACGATAACAAAATGACAATGTACGAAGATCAAGGACAGAATATCACCAATACATTAATTGGTGCCTCAGAAAAGGTTGTAGATTTTGATAAGAACCAAAAAAATTTAAATGAATCTATAAAGAAAATGGATGCAAGCCCAGCTGTAAAGTTTCAAAAGGCAATGGGTGATTTAAAAATGGCACTCGAACCACTTTTGGGTGTAGTAGTTAACATTATCGGAGCCTTTGCAAGTTGGATTTCTGCTCATCCAGCACTAGCAGCAGCATTAACAACAATTGTTGTTACATTGGGAATATTAATTGGAGCATGCATGGCTTTAGCTCCGGTATTTGTCACCTTATCCAGTATAGCTGGAATAGTAGGTGTAAGTATCGGGGCTATTGCTGGTCCAGTTTCATTAGTAGTAGGTGGATTTATAGCCGCCACCGCAGCTATAACCGGATTAATCATTTGGATGCGGCATTTATGGCAGACTAATGAAGGTTTTAAGAATAGCATAACTGGTGTAATCGCAAGTATACAAAGCTTTATAGATACAATGATCTCATTAGGTAAATACTTATTCCAGACAGCTGCAAGTGGAGATCCGTTGAATGTTTGGATTACAAATTTACCAGAAGGTTTTCAAAATGCAGCAAAGATTATAGGATTAGCAGTTAGTAAAATACGTGAAGCGTGTCTTCATCTTTTTGATGCTGTGAAAGCTGTTTTTTCAGGAGATTTTAGCCAGTTAGGTGAAATTTTTAAGATGATTGGCCCTACTATAGCAGGTGCGATTATCGGTGGGCTTCCTGGTGTTCTCGTCTCTGTATCTCGTTATTTACCAGCAATAGCAGAGTATCTGAATGCAAACTCAGGAATTATTCTTGAAACCATAACAAATATTTTTACCAATATAGCTAATTTCGTGACAACAGCCTTACCGCAATTTCTTGAAGCTGGATCACAAATGATTTCAAGTCTTATGAATGGATTGGTTGTAGCGGCACCAATCATACTTGAAGCGATAGTAGGGATTATAAATACAATTTCACAAATGATTGCTACTTATCTTCCTACGATTATTCAAACGGGAATCCAAATCATTCAAACCTTAATCTCTGGAATTGTACAGGTCTTACCTACACTTATAGAGACAGGGCTTCAATTAATTATGACTTTAATTAATGGAATTATGCAGATGATTCCGCAATTAATCCCAATAGCTGTAACGATTATTCAAACAATTATTAATGGGATTATGTCATTTTTACCTCAGTTAATTGAAATGGGAATAAATTTATTAGTTTCACTAATTACAGGAATTACACAAGCTTTACCTATGATTGCATTGGCAATTATCACTGTTATAACTACTTTGATAAATGCTATTACTCAAAATCTTCCTATGATTATTGAGGCTGGTGTTAAAGTTTTAACAAGCTTAATAGATGGAATCATTAAAATGCTACCACAGTTAATTGATTTAGCAATAAATCTTATAACGAAAATAGCAGATACATTACTAGCAAACTTACCAAAAATAATTGAAGCTGGTATAAAGATTTTAATGGCTATTATCGATGGTATTGTAAAAGTGTTACCGCAGCTTATTAATGCAGCACTAGATTTAATTGTTAAAATAGCGTCCACATTAATTGTGAATCTACCAAAGATACTTGAAGCAGGTATCAAAATTTTGCTTATGTTAATTGCAGGTATTGTACAAGTTATACCTCAATTAATAGGGGCAGCGCTTAATTTAATTGTTACTTTAGCAGGAGAATTAATTAGAAATTTACCTAAAATCCTTGAAGCTGGTGTTAAATTAATTTTGGCTTTAATAGAAGGTATTGTAAGTATGGTGGGAAAACTAGGTTCTACAATTGTAACAGACATAATACCTGCAGTAGTTGACACTCTTAAAGAGATAAACTTATTAAACATTGGTAAAAATATAATCCAAGGTTTAATTGATGGTATAGGTTCAATGGCTGGTGCGGTTTGGGATAAAGTAGCCTCAATCGGAAGTGACATTAAAGAAGGATTCACAGACTTCTTTGATATTCATTCACCTTCACGACTTATGCGTGATGCAGTTGGTAAACAAATCGGTGCAGGTCTTGCAATTGGTATGGAAAATTCAATTGGACTAATAAATCAAGCATCTCAAGCGATGAGCGAAGCAGCGATACCGACAGTCAATGTAGGTAATATAGGTGTACAAGCTAATGGGTTGTATCAAGCTCAAGGAGTAAACGGTGATTTTGCAGTACCAGGCGGTGGATTAGCAATTGAAGTACCTGTCATTTTAGAAGGTAGAGAAGTGGCGCGCGGTACTTATAAATATACAACAGAGTATCAAGATAGAGAAGCAAAAAGAAACTCAGCCTTTTAGGTTTGGGTTTCTTTTATTTTATAAAGAAAAGAGGTGTTAACATGAGTTCTTTTACATTTAACAACATACGTAAAGATTTTATTCAAATTGAAAAAGGATGGAAAAGACCTACATGGGCACCATTAAAAAGGAATTTTCTAAGCGTTCCAGGTTATCCAGGTGCAAGGTTATTAAACACACAAACTGACATCCGTGTTCTTTCAATCCCTGTCGGAATTATTGTTCCTGATGGCGGTGATTTAGAACTATTAAAAGAAGAAGTTGCAAGTTGGTTAATTACAGAACAACCAGTAGAGCTTATTTTCGATGTTGAGCCAGATAGAACATATCTAACTGTTGTGGATGATAGCTTTGATCCTGATGAATTTGTAACCCTTGGTAAAGGTACTTTGAAATTTATTTGCCCAATGCCTTATAAATTAGGGCCTACCCGAACAGTAGATTTTAAATTAGAAACCCGAGGGTTAATAGCAAATATTCAAAACAAAGGAAGCGTGGAATCTAATCCGATTTTCGAAATTGATGTAGCGAAGCCTTCCACATTTCTTGATGTATGGAATGGTATGAATTACTTTCGCATTGGATATCCACTTAAAGCAGAACAAATTCCAATAGAGCGCAATCAGCGCGTATTGTGGGATGAAATGTCTACCACAGTAGGATGGACAGACGTTTCCAAAAGTGAAGATATGACAGGCGGAGGGAAATTTAGAGTAGATGGTGGTTCTCGTTTGGTAGCTGAATATCTTGGTGAACCTACAGTAAAAGGATGGCATGGTTGTATCGCTAAAAAGAACATTCCGCAAGGCCCATTACAGGATTTTATCATGCAAGCGTATGTTGGGTTGAAAAGTCTTCACTGGGATCAAATGGGACGTGTAGAAATAGGTCTTTTGGATGCAAACAGTCAATATGTAGCTCGTATCTCTATGAACGATGTACATTGGCAGGCAGAGCAAAATACAGGTTTTGCGAAGCTTGGTAATAATACAAAGCCTGGTAGTCGTGTATTAATAAATGAATCTGGAGATTCTCCTAACACATGGAACCAATATAGGGGTCGGTTATGGTTAGCCAGAACAGGAAACAGGTGGGAAGCCTACATTTCTAGATTCAGAGATGGTACAGAAATCGATGATTCAGAACGTTTTGTAGTATTTGTGGATGAAAAGAATGAAAATATGAATTCAGTTGCTCAAGTACAAATTAGTATTTGCCAGTTTTCTAATAATATGTTCTGCCAAAACATGTCCATCGATGACTTAAAGATTTGGAAAGTTAATATGAATACACAAAGTAATCCTCCTTATATTTTTGATGTGGGGGACAAGGTAGTTATTGATACAGAACGAAGTCTTGTAACGATAGATGGTAGAAACGCCATTAATCTAAAAGATATTTTTAGTGATTACCCTATAGTAAATAAAGGTTCAAACACACTAGAAATCATGCCTTCAGACGTTGGAAAAGCCAAGGTAATATACAGGGAGAGATTTAGATGAGAACACCTAGCGGAACACTTCACGTTGTCGATTTTCAAACAGAACAAATCGTTTCTGCTATTCAATCTAAAGATTACTGGGACGATAAACGACATTGGGAAATCAAAAATAACATTGATACTTTAGAGTTTAAAGTATTTGATAATACAGAACATGCAACAACTCTTATGCAACAGAATTTAGTGTTAAAAGAAGTAAGAGATGGTCGTATAGTTCCTTATGTAATTACTGAAGCTGAAAAAGATTCTGATGATAGATCAGTTATTGCTTATGCATCAGGTGAGTGGATTCAACTCGCGAAAGCGGGGATTATTAATCCACAAAAGCTTGAGGGAAAAACAGTAAATGAACTTTTAGATATGGCTCTTGTGGGCACAAAATGGAAACGCGGTGAAACCGAATATTCTGGATTTCACTCGATGACGATTGACGAATTCATTGATCCATTGAGTTTCTTGAAAAAGATTGCTTCTTTATTCGAATTAGAAATTCAATACCGAGCTGAAGTTGTTGGTTCTCAAATCGTTGGGCGTTATGTAGATATGGTCAAAAAACGGGGACGAGAAACAGGTAAAGAAGTAACTCTAGGTAAAGATTTAATGGGAATTAAACGCATTGAAAACTCCCAGAATATCTGTACAGCTTTGGTTGGTTTTGTGAAAAAAGAAGGCGAAGGATTCATTACTATTGCCGATATAAATAATGGTGTTCCTTATCTTGTGGATAGCGATGCATTTCAACGTTGGAATGAGCGTGGTCAACATAAATTCGGATTCTATACGCCAGAGACAGAACAAGATATAACACCACAACGACTACTAACACTTATGAAAACTGAGCATAAGAAACGTATTAATACATCTATTTCTTATGATGTTCAAGCACAAAGTATTGGACGGGTTTTTGGATTAGCACACGAATTAATAAACGAGGGCGATACATTAAAAATTAAGGATACTGGGTTCACACCGAAACTATATCTTGAAGCCCGTGCAATCGCTGGTGATGAATCATTCACTGATCCTACACAAGATAAATATACATTTGGTGATTATCGCGAAATTGTGGATGCTAACGAAGAATTACGGAAAATGTACAACAAAATATTAGCTACGCTAGGCAGTAAAGCCAATAAAGAATTATTAGATAGGTTAGAAAAGCTAGTAAAAGAGAATGATCAAAAAGCTAATACTGCTCAGGAAGAATCTCAAGCAGCTAAAGTATTAGCTGAAAAAGTACAAGAGAATCTAAAACAATATCAAACAACTATTTATGAAGGTGTTAAACCACCTACTACAGGATTAGAACCAGGTAAAACGCTTTGGCGTGATATTAGCAATGGGAAACCAGGTATCTTAAAAATCTGGAAAGGTACAGAATGGGAAGTGCTTATACCTGATTACGGAAAAGATGTAAAAGATCTTGATGAACGAACTGCTAAATTTGAAACATCTATGAAAGGCTTAACAAGCGACGTTAAACAATTATCTCTTACTACAACAGAGCAGGGGAAACAAATACTTGATGCTAACACTAAAATTGAACAGACATCACAAAAGATTGAAGCTAAAGTTGATATTAAACAAGTCGAGGACTATATCGGTGGAATCGGACCAACTAATGAAATTAGAAACACTAGATTTACAAATGGTACAAAATATTGGGGACTTGGAGCTAAATTTCCAGCAGTTGTAGACAAAGATACAACATTTTTAGGTGATTCCAGCATAAAATTGACCGTTACTGGAGAAACCGCGCCTGCTTATAATAGTTTTACATCTAATAGAGTTCCAGTAACGCCTGGTGAAGATGTTGTAGTTTCAGCATATTTTATGACTAAAAATATAGATGAGCATTACAATAAGAAAATTAGAATGGTTGCTGTGTTTTGGAAAAGTGATGGTACCCAGTTTTCTGCTGGCACCTATGATTTTACTATAAAAAATGATACTTGGACGAGACAGGAATTTACAAAAGTAGCTCCGCCAGAAGCTGCTCTTGTAGGTCTCAGAGCGTATGTTATTCAAAACGGTACATTCTGGCTGGCACACCCGATGTTGCAAAAAGGAACCAAAGCAAGTTCTTTTATCGAAAATCCAAACGACATGGTTGATAAAGATAAAATTTTGGAGGACTTAGGTGATAAGGTAGCAACTGAAAAATACAATCAGAAAGTTACAGAGTTAGATAGACGTATTACAGCAAATGCAGACGGTATTGACTTACGCGCCTTAAAAACTGAGGTATATACGCAAGAACAAGCAAACGGTAAATTTGCGACAGATGCTTATGTTAAAAACATGGAAAGTCGTATTCAAGTTACTGAGAATGGTATAAAAAACACAGTTCAAAAAGGTAGTGTAATCTCATCTATCAATCAATCAGCAGAAGCAGTTGACATTGATGCAAAACGAATAGGATTAAAAGGATTTGTCACAGCTGAACATATTAAAGGACAGGCACTTGAAGGAGTAACAATTAGAACTACTGGAAGTAGATTCGTTGAAATGAACAATCAAGACTTTAAGATTTTTGATACAAACAAACCGCGTGGTTATATAGGATTTATGGAAACAACAGATGGAAGTATTCAACCTTCACTTGTTCTTGGTAGCGATAATAGAAAGTACGCTGGTACAGGATCGTTCTATATTTATCAAGCGATTCCACGAATTAATGGATTCGAACAACCTTCTAAAGCGTGGGCAAAATTAGGAATCTCTAAAGGCGAAAACGCTGAAGGGACTAATGTTTGGTCAAATTATATTCTAATGCAAAATGATGGCGGACATATGTCTGTGTATTCAGATGGAAAATTGAATTTTGATTGCTTGAATGATATTGTTTTTAATTCAGTTGGATGGGCTCCAGGATACGGTAAATTTATGGTGACGACAACAGAACCGCATTATTTTACAAATAACAATGGTGAGTTCCATTTCCGAAGAAAAGGCAGTGGCAACAGTATATACTTTGTCAGTGGCGCTAATGATCATGATTTAGTCATGGGGAGAGTAATGATAAGATCAAGTCTCGCATCAGGATATGACAACGGATTACAGATTAAAAATACTCTTGGTAATGGATGGCTAGATATGGAGTTAAGAACATTAAAGGCAAATGGAAACATTACAGCAACTGGCGGTGTATGGGGTAGAGAGTTTATTCCTAACTCTTCACGTAAAATCAAAACAAACATTGAAGATTTGGAGTTCTCTGCGCTACAAAAACTAAACTCGTTACGTATTAAAAAATACAATATGATTTCTGACGTTGAAAAGTACACTGCAGGTGAAATTGATGTATTGCCTATATATTATGGTATGATCGCTGAGGATTCTGATGATGTATTTACAACTCCTGAAAAAAATGCAGTTACATTATATAGTTCTGTTTCTATCTCAATGCAAGCTATCCAAGAAGTAGACGTGAAAGTAAATCAAAATATTATAGATTTAAGTAGAGTAACAGAGACCTTAATCATTACAAACACGCGTGTAGACGAATTAGAGAAAGAACTTAAAGCGCAAAAACTCAAGGAGGTGGATCAAGAAAAGCGAATTGCAACTTTAGAAGAATTAATTCAAAAATTAATAAATTAGAAAACAGAGCAGCCAAAGCTGGTCTTTTTTATTTTGCGAAGGAGGAAAGAATGTGGATCGAATCGATGTATTATTAAAAGCTTTTATTGCCACTTTTGGTGGCTTTTGTGGGTATTTCTTGGGAGGATGGGATGCAACGTTGAAAATCTTAGTTACGATGGCTGTTATTGATTATTTAACTGGCATGATTGCAGCAGGATACAACGGTGAATTAAAAAGTAAAGTGGGTTTCAAAGGCATCGCCAAAAAGGTGGTGCTTTTTCTTTTGGTTGGTGCGGCTGCTCAATTAGATTCAGCACTTGGGAGCAATAGCGCTATCCGTGAAGCAACA